GCTGTCTGGACTGGTCAAATCACCCAGCTCCTGATTAACGTTCCGCCTGGGTGTAGCAAGTCCCTTATTACGTCAGTGTTCTTCCCGTCGTGGTGCTGGGCGAACGATTCCACCAAACGATTCTTCTATGCCAGCTATGACCAGAAGCTATCGACACGTGATAGTGTGAAGTGTCGTACGCTGGTGGAGTCGCATTGGTATCAACAGCGGTTCCCCGGACAAGTAGCACTGAAGCACGACCAAGACCAAAAGACCTACTACGAGACGGTAGCGGGTGGTTTTCGGTTGGCTACGTCGATTGGTGGGCACGGCACTGGGCAGCATCCTGATTTTATCGTGCTCGATGACCCACATTCGGTGATGATGGCCGAAAGTGCTAAAGAGCGGCAAACGGCTTTAGATTGGTGGGACCAGACTATGAGTACACGCGGGGTGTCTCGTGGTGTACGCCGAATTATCATCATGCAGCGACTACACGAGGAAGATTTATCAGGGCATGTGTTGAGGCAAGGCGGGTGGGACCACTTGTGTTTGCCTATGCGATACGGTGGGGTGAGCAGGAGTAGCACGAGCCTGGGATTCGTGGACAAGCGGATCACCAAGGGGCAACTACTTTCGGAAACGCAGTTCACCGAAGAGATGGTGACGAAGTTGGAGACGGCACTAGGGCCGTATGGTTCCGCTGGGCAACTTGATCAGAACCCCGCTCCCCGGTCAGGTGGTATCTTTAAGACTGAGAAGATAGAAACAGTTGAAGCAGCCCCTGCATGGCCAGAGATGAAGATATGCCGGTACTGGGACACAGGCGCAACCGATGGCGGCGGTGACTTCACTGCAGGTGTGCTGATGGGCAAGCACGCCAAGAGTGGGTTGTATTACATCCTGGACATTGCCCGCGACCAGTGGTCCAGCGAAGTAAGGAAGCAACACCAGCGGGCAACGGCAGACCTAGATTATGCCTACCCGATTTGTCATAATATCACCCAGATACAAAGCGAAGAACCAGGCAGCGCAGGCAAAGACCAATCGGCTGATTTCGTCAAGTTGATGGCCGGGTATAGCACCAAGACCATCCGCGAAACAGGGGATAAGGTTGTCCGTGCTGACCCATTTTCCAGCCAACTAAACGCAGGGAATGTCAAGATTGTTCGGGGGGCGTGGAACAAGGCGTTCATTGACGAACTTAAGATGTTCCCTAATGGCAAGAATGATGACCAGGTTGATGCCTGCAGCGGAGCGTTTAATTGGCTAGAGAATCGCACAGGTAAAGCCTTCCTACCCACGGGTTGGAAGTTTGGAGTCTAACCATCCCTCACATCGACCTGACCTTTTGCCCACTCTGCTACGGTTCTGGCACTGTTGCTACGTTCTCTGATGACCCCAAATTAGCAGGCAAGCTCCAGCCATGTGAGTGTGTCAGTGGAGTTGAAGCGATAACGGAAGAGGGGGAGGTATTGAGCATCGGTAAACTCTTGCATCATGGCACGCAAAAGCAAGAGCAAGATACCGCCGAAGCCAACCCCCCCGCGTGAAGTAGTTTCACAGGCCAAGCACTCCTCTCGGCCTAGATCACGCGGGGGCTCTACACAGCGCCCCCAGGCGACCAAGGCTGGACCCAGCCGAGCACCATCCAGCCGGACAGCGATGGAGTTGTTTCGCTACACTCCAGGCGTTCCGGTTTACACCACAGGCACAGCGAACCGTTACAACAAGGTCCAGCACTACAAAGGCTGGGTCTATGTGGCAGTGCGTGCCATTGCCGAGAAAATATCGCAGCTTCGCCCCACGGTGGGCATCACACGCCCCCTGGTCAACGGCAAGTCGAAATACCTGGGGCACGGTGCACGAACCCGCCTCAAGGCAACGTCGGTCATTCAAGAGCATGAGGACATCGAGCCCGTAGATGAAGGACATCCACTCACTGAATTACTCAATGACCCTAACGACCCAGATACCTGCGCCGATCTATGGTACAAGACCGTTTTGTATTGGGAACTCACCGGCACCAGCTACTGGTGGTTGATTCGCAATAATGCAGGGGTGCCATGTGAGATATGGGTACTGCCATCGCACTGGGTGACGCCCATTGGTGGTACGGAACGGATGATTGATAAGTACCTCATCACGCCCTACGAGGGAAGCTATAACTCCACGTACATCGACGCCGACGACATTATTTCCATCAAGCACCCGTCGCCCCTGTCGTTGGCTGACGGTTGGAGTGCTCTAGATGGCGGTAGTGCATGGGTAGACCAAGCCGACGCGATGGATTCGGCGCGATGGTTTCAGATGCAGAATGCCCATAATGCCGGGTTGGTCCTGCAGTTGGGTGGAGAACTCGAGACACCAGGCAAAGAAGACCTGGATGCAGCCTATGCGATGCTGGCCGAGCGAATGCGGGGTCCGTCGAAGAATCGTTTGCCGCTCATCCTTCCCCCTGGGTGGGAGAGTGGTGGCCGGTTTGGCATGACCAGCGAAGAGCTTGACTTCACCACGTCATTCGACCAAATCCGCGATATGGTGTTGGCTCTGTTCCGTGTGCCGAAAGGCGTGTTGGGTATTGAGCCCGGGGTAGCGAACACGTCTGCTTATGCTCCCAATGCTTTTTTCTTTGACCAGTGTATTAACCCCAAACTCCAGTTCATGAGCCAAGTGCTGACCGAGAAGCTGGCTAAGCGGAACTTCGATAGCAAGCTGTGTGTGTACTGGCACAATGTCGCGCCCTTGGACCCCGTAGCTGAACAGCAGAAGTGGGACAATGCCCTGAAGAGTGGGGCAGTGACCTACAACGAATATCGCATCAGTTATCTGAACATGCAGGCATTGGAAGGGTTTGGTGATGAGCCGTTGATTCCTAGCGGATTAGTGCCAGTGCCGACTGGAGAAACAGGGGTAGACCCGCTGCTGAATTGGGAGCAACCAGAGACGGTGGAGGCAGTAAAGCCAGTGGAGGAAGATGCGCCACCGCCTAGCATTTACCCAGCGAAGAGCCTCAAGAAATCGGCCGTCCCTGACAACGCTATCAAGGTGTCGATGCCTGATGTACGGCAGGAGACCGCGTACAGTTGCGGCGCGGCTGCATTCCAGGCTATTGCTGAGATGTACGGTGTCGGTCCGCAAGATGAATCGTGGTATCGAGACGCTTTGGATAGCGATCCCGAGAACGGCACGCCTCCGGAGAATATCCGTGAACTAGCGGACAACCTGGGCCTACAGTCCGTGGCCAAGACGATGACAGCTGAAGAGGTCAAGGGATGGCTGGACAAAGGTACGCCCGTGATCCTGCTGATTCAAGCCTGGGGCGACTCATCGACCTATGCAACTGACGAAAATGGGCATTACGTGGTAGCTATTGGCTACACCGACGATGAGTTGATTGTGGAAGACCCGTCGTTGCGGTTGATTCGTGGTTGGATTGCATGGGACGATCTGGAAGCACGTTGGCACGATATTGGGCTGGGTGGTACGCGGTACGACCATTGGGGTATGGCTGTGGTGAAACACGAGGTGATGCGGGAAGTGAAGGCGACGAAGCCTGTTACACAACCATTCTCGCTGAACGGCAACGCCCACCACCTTCCTAAAGTCGGAGAAAGGGGTTGGTAATGCCGGAGCCCACAGAAGCAGTAGCCATGCAGACCATCGAACTCATCGGCGGGCCACGTGACGGCGATACTTACACCTACGAATACACCGGCAACCCAGTGTTCTGGATAGACGTTCTAGGGGACTCTGGTGCGTCGTATCTGTACCGCATGTGTGGCGATGGGAAGTTCAGGCTAGAAAAGCACGCTGATGAGTTTGACAGGCAGGTGAAACGGGAGAAGAGGAAGAAACGCAAGTGACCACGCCCACGCTTCCCCAAGGTCGGCCACTCGCTCAACTCGTTCGCCAGTTATGGAAAGAGCAGGAAGCGGCGTTGTTAGCGGCAGTGCGTCAACAAGGGGCATCGGCGTTTGTGTCGTTCCATCCGGAGATGTGGTTCAACGCTTTTCTTGAGCGAATCAAGCCCATCTACGCCCGCTACCTGGTTGATGGGCGGGAATCGTTTGCAGCTAGGTTGCGGCGATCATCGCAGGGTAGTAAGTCGCTGGCGAAGTCGGTACTAGCATTGCCCTGGGTGTTGAATGAGCCGGAACCCGATGACCAATTCACCATCTATAACCCTGAAGCAGTTAACTTCATCAACCAGTATTCGTATGCGTTCGCACAGTCAACCCTAGCAACTACCAAGCTGAAACTGACCACAGCCTACCAGCGATTGCAAACGGCATTGACGCAGGGAATTGAACAGGGTGAAGCATTGCGAACAGTCACAGCCGACGTTATGCGGATATTCAGGGATCCAGCCCGGGCGATGACGATTGCCGCCACGGAAGTAAGCCGAGCGTACCACGGCGGGCAGGAGATAGCGGCGAAGCAATCCGGGGTGGTTGCTGGCAAGAGGTGGCTCGCCTCCTCAGACGCCTGTGAGCAGTGCCTAGCCCTCGACGGTAAAGTAGTAGCGTTGGGTGAGCCGTTCGTGTTACTGCCTGGTGGTGGACCGTACGCAGTGGTGATGTATCCACCGTTGCACCCACGATGTTTTTGTAGTTGGACGGAAGTGCTTAACGAGGAATGGGAACCATAGCAACGACCATCAACAAGCTGTCATCTGCACCACAGCAACAAGGCTCTGTTGTCCCCGATGCTCCGTTTGATTTAGATACCAAGCTCTGCACAGCCACTTACACCGTTTCATCGTCTGCGGTTGACAATGATGGGGATATTCTCATCCCCTCGGGGTGCTTGCCCCACATGACCCGCTATATGGCGAACCCCGTGGTACTGTGGAACCACAACCGTGACTGCATTCCTATTGCTCAATCCATCAACCCACTCAACAAGCAACTCAGTTGGGACGTGGGCGATACCAAAATTAAAGCTACTGCCCACTTTCACTTGCTGACCCAAGAGTCGGCGCAGTGCTGGGCTTTGGTGGAGAATGGCATCCTGCGTGGGGCATCAGTAGGCTTTGACGCTGTGCCGGGCAAGATAGAACGCATTCAGGGTGGCATGAAGTTCCTGGAATGGGCACCGCTGGAGTGGTCCGTTTGCCCCATTCCGAACAACCCCGAAACGCTACTAGAAGCGGTTAACCGACCATGGGACGGTAAAAGCCTGTCACCAACTATCGCGAAAAGCCTGATGGCCTACGTGCCGAAGTCCACGCGAACCGTTGTTTCGATGGTGCAGCCTCGTGCATACATCAAGTCCAGAATGCCGTGGGTACAATCTAAGCAGACGTTGGCAGCAGCCACAAAGGAAAAGACCATGGCCGAAGATACACAAGCACAGCCAGCTGATGAGGTACAGGATGACAGCGACACTGTTGATGCTCCTGTTCATCCCCCTGGTGCTCAGGCCATCATGGGCTTTACTGCTGATGTTGAGTCAGCACTGGCTAACCTGAATACCGCGCTCAGCAGCGTGGAGAACCCAGACGTTCTTAGCCTGTTTGAGGGCGTGGGTTCCACTATCGCTGACCAAGTTCAGGCGTTGAAAGACGGGTTAGCTTCGATTTACCCTGACATTGACATTGAAGGCGAGACGCCAGAAAAAGCAGAAGGCGAGGAAGAGCCTGATGGTGATGAAGTCAAGAAGCTCAAGACCGCCAAGGCAATCTCGAAAGCTGCAACCGCTGGCGACCACGTCCCGCACATTCAGGCTATCCAGGACGCAGGCGACATCGTTAAGGAAATGAGCGATTCGCCGAATATCCCCAAGTCTTACCGCATGGCTTGCAAGACTGCTCATAGCGGGTTGTGCTCGGCGTGTGACTACATGAGCAAATCGTTTGCATCGAAAGCAGAAGAAGAGCCCGCTAAGGATGGTAAGCCAGATGAGGAAAAGCCAGAGGTCAAGGCTGACGACGAAGAGCAGCCCGAGGAGCCAGAAGAGAAGGCAGACGATGAGGATGGCATGGACGAAGAAAGCCTGAAGGCTCTTAAGTCACTGACGAATGAACTCACCCAATCACGCAAGGAACTGGCCCGCATCACGGGGAAGGTACACTAATGCTGAGTGAGTCGAATCAAAAGGCGCTCGATGAGGCGGTGAAAAGTCTCACGCAAGCTCTATCGGCCATGCAATCTGCAAAGGAACATGGCAAGGTAGAGTTGACACTGAATATGGTTAGCGGCGGTGTGTCAGGATGCTTCTGCACCAAGTCTGCTACCGCAAAGGTCAAATAGGGAACGAACAGTAGGGGACAGGCCAGGGCATCACGTTGATTGCCAGCGCCATCTACCACGAACACCGTGGAGGATGGCATGTCCGAAGTTGCAACGATTCTCAAGTCCCTTGGCGATGAGGTCAAGTCGTTCAAGTCTGAACTGGCTGACCTCAAAAAGAAATCTGCCAATCAACCAGACCCCAAGCGTGTCTTTGCCATTGGCAAGGGCGAATCTCCCAATACCTCCCGTGGCTATAGCTTCTTGAAGGCTATTGGCCTCGCTACGGGGCGTCTCCAGCGTGAAGATGCCAAGGTGGAATCTGACATTCACGACCGCATCAATGCGAGTCTGAAGCGTCAGGGTTTCGCCAAGGCCATCAACGATAGTTTCACGATGCCTTTTGCGTCGGCACACTTTGCCGATGACGATGTGATTCGTGACACCCGCGATATGGTCATCGCTGGCCAGGCGGTGGACCCCGAGGAAATCCGCCACCTCCGCAAGTCTTACTACCAAAAAGACCTGTCGTGGAACACTGACACAGCTGGTGGTACGCTGGTTCCCGCTCCTGCTCAGGGCGAATTGATTACGCTGTTGCGTAACAAAGCTGCCTTGATGGAAGCTGGATCACGAGTAGTCCCCATGCCTGCTCAAGGTAGTGTGAGCTTCCCCAAGCAGACTGGTGCATCGACTGCTTACTGGGTGGGTGAAAACGCCACCATCACCTCGAGCAACATCACGACGGGCAACCTGCTCTTGCGTGCCAAGAAGTTGGCAGCTCGTGTGTTGATTCCCAACGAACTGTTCCGCTACTCCTCGCCTGCGGCTGATGCCTTGGTGCGAGAAGATTTGGCGTTGCAGATGCAGTTGGGGCTGGACACTGCAGGCCTGACGGGGGTTGGTAGCGATACCACTCCCAAGGGCGTTTTCAATTACACCATCAACAGCTACACCCCGAAGAAACAGGGCACCAACGGTGACGCATTCGGCCCTGAAGACTTCTTCGGCATGATTGGTGCAGTGGCTGCTCAGAATGCGATTGTAAACGAGGAATCGTTTGCCTTCGTGGTCCGCCCACAGCTGTTCTACAACATCGTGTCCAAGCGTGCTGACGCGGTATCGGCGGGTGACCGTCAGGGTTCCTTCATCCAGTGGAGTTTTGACCCTCAAGGCAATATCACCTATCGCGCTGCTGGTAAGCGTGTGGTTGTCAGCAATCAGATTGCTGCCGACCGAACCAAGGCCGGCTCGGGTGCAACTCTGACCCGTGTGCTGGGTGGTGATTTCAGTCAGTGGATTATCGCCATGGCGGCTGCTCTGGAAATCGACCAGAACCGCTACAGCGATACCGCTTACACGAAGGACCAGACCGACGTGCGGGCCATCCTGCAGGTCGATATGGGTGCACGGCATGAAGAGTCGTTCGCCTCGGCTGATTACCTGCGTGTTGACGCGACCAGTGCCTAATCTTGATTGATTCGCCTCCTGCTTCACTCGTGAGGCGGGAGGTTTTTGCCAGACACGATACACGCTCACATTCGGAGATAACAAGCCATGACGTATTTTGGCGATATTGCCAGCCAGGCACTGGGCTACACGCTCTTTACGCCTCAAGCATTAACCCAGACCACGACCAGTTCCGTGGTTGACATGATTACCGCAGGCGGGTTTGGCACCACAGGTCTAATGACGGTAGGTGCTGTCTCGGGTACTGGTGGCCCTGGTCTGACAGTCAAATTTCAGGAATGCGATACCACTAACGGCACGTTCAGTGACATCACTGGTGCTGCCTTCAGCCAGATTACCACGAGCGGTGCGACCACAGGCGTGGCACCAACGCTGTTTACGGTGTTCAACCGTTCCAAGCGGTACATCCAGGCTGTCGGAACCGTGGTGGGCACTACCAATCCTAGCCTCACGGTTAGCGTGGTCATTCTGACCCAGAAGAAGCAGCTGTAAAAACTGCTTGGGTATACTCACAACGGGTGGCAGGTTTGTCCTGCTATCCGTTTTTTCGTTAAGTCAGCACTTTGTCACAATCGTTGGCAAAGGCAGCAGGAGAATGAGAGTTGAGTAGTACCAAACCGACATGGCCCCCACTTCCTGACAAAATCAAAATCGGCATCTTTCGCTTCCCCTTTGACATGAAGGAAATGAGCACCTCGGTGGATTGGGTTGTCCGTGCGTGCCACTACCTGGGTAACCATGAGCGTGTGGCGGAAGTGGCTACTGAATCTATCGCTGATACCCCAGTGGATATGTCCCGTAATCGAGCACTCAAGCGGGCGCAAGAATTAGGGCTTAATTTTGCTGTCTTTATTGATGCTGACATGTGGCCTGACTATGGCTACGTCAGCAATGGGTGCGTGGAAACAGAAGAACATGCTCAATTTCTCCCTCATGCGTTAGAGTTCGCACTAGCTCACGATGGCCCTTGCGTTATCGGTGCCCCCTATTGTTGCGCTCCACCAGAGGAGCGGGTATTGGTGATGAAATGGGCTGTGACTGAAACAGATGACCCGTCGATGAGGGCACAAATCAAGAGCCTGGGCCGCGATGAAGTAATTGACAAGCGGGGTTTTGAAGAGGTGGCTGCGTTGGCTACCGGCATGTTGTTTATCGACCTACGGGCGCTGGCGGTATTGCCTCAACCTTACTTCAGTTACCAGTTCAAGGATGCGGCGCAGACCGAGAAGGCCAGCACGGAAGACGTGGTCTTTACCCGTGACCTGCATTGTCTGGGTGTGCCTCAGTATTGCTTGTGGTCAGCATGGGCAGGGCACTGGAAGAACAAGATGGTGAGTAAGCCCGCGTGTATCCCCATTGGGCTGGTACCCAAGGCGATGCGTGATGTGGTCCGACGTGATTTCAACACCCAGTTGCAGAAGCAGTACGGTGATAGGATTGCCCGGGCTGAGTATCTGGAAAAGCGGGTGGTGGAGTTGGAAGGGACCTTGAAGTTGATGGCTGGGAAAGACTAGGTAAAATTATGAGACGCTGGGCAGGAATACGCATCAACATTATGAATAATCCGCTCAATTCCCGATGGTGGCATCATGAATGTTACTTCCTGGAAAACCCTGCAATCGTTCAGGTGGCTTGCAGCGATATTGTTCACAATCCTTGGCCGTGGGGTGGCACGCGAACCACCGAGGAGATTCAATCATGAGCAGCGACTACAAGAACACACCGAAACCTCCCAAGGGTGGCACCGCAGTAACCGCAACCATCAGCGACCAAGTACAGAAGCAAGCTGACCGCGAGTTTCTGATGAATGCGTGGGTGGCCATTTCCAAGCAGGTGATTGCCCACACACTGCCAAGTACGAATACGAATGGCGAGACGTTGGTGACATTACCAACGAAGGTGGTGGAGGAGATGAAGGCCAGGATGAAAGAGGGGTTCTTTGATGTTTGACACAGATGACTTTCGCCAAGTGCCTGTCTCTAGAATCAAGTCGCTCACCGTTCGCATTGATACTAGTCTGTCCGCAATCACATTTAACTGTCCACCTTCCCTGCTTTTGCCCACCACTTGTTACATGTATGTGATGCAGTCCTACCACTGTCATCATGCCGTGGCGTCGTCCGGTAATATCTATTGTGGCCATATGTCCTCCTAAAAGGATTATACCCATGTGCAATTCTTGCGGAGAAAAATGTCAATGGCACTGGCTTCGTTGAGTGACGTTAAAACACATCTCGGAATTTCTGTCACCACCTACGACAACCAACTCACCCAGTGGTTGAACGCGGCTATCTCTGCTGTCATCAACTACTGCGGCACGTCGTTTGAATCAGCCACTCGCACTGAATACTATTCGCCCGATGGCTACAATCTCATCCTGCAGAATCGACCTGTCATCTCGATAACCTCCGTCTACGAAAACGCAGGAGCATACTGGGGGCAAGCTGCCAGCCCTTGGACTTCAGATTACCTGCTAACCGCTGGCGTAGATTACGCACTCAAAACGGACAGCCGGGAGTTGACCGCGACCTATGGCTATACCAGCCGATCGGGGGTGGTGGTACGCTTGGGGAAGCCATGGGCACGCCGATTCCCTGCGTCTCGCCCAGGTGGTATGTCGCAATACAACTTGAGCGTTCCGGATCTGCCTGCCATCGGTTCAGTGCAGGTGGTGTATGTCAGCGGCTACACCACGATTCCTGCAGCAATAACGCAAGCGGTGTGTTGGGAGGTGGATGCCTATCGTGCTCGAGCCGGGAAAGCTGGGCAGGTGCTCACCGCAGAATCATTGGGCGAGTATTCCTATTCGCTGGCACAACAGACTCCCGTGAAGAACGCAGGCGGTCTCCTGAGCGAAGCAGCCCGAACTATGTTGTCTCCATTTCGTGTGCTATCCAAGGGGCTGGCAATATGAGCCTTTCCAGCCTTCTTAACCAAACGGCTGACCTTCAATCTCGCACTTATAGCGCTGACGGTAGCGCAGGACTTCGACCGTGGGGCGACCCAGGCACAACGACCACCACGGTATTGACTGCCGAGCCTGTCCGCGTTGAAGATGCTTCAACCCGCGAAATCAACGACTACGGTTCTCGCAACATTGAAATCACTCACCGGGTGTTTTGCCAAACCAATACGCCTCAAAACGGCAACCGTTGGGTGTATGACAATCGCTATTTCATTGTAAAGGATATTTTGCGACGGCGGACCATCGGTGGCATCGACTCGTTTTACATCAACATGTGCAACGAGGTCGCGCCCAATGGCTAGTAACGCCGACAAGATTGCACGCGAAGTGAAGAAACGGGCTAAAGCAGGACTGATGGCAGCGACCATCTTTCTGAATGCCCGTGTCAAGGAAATCTTAAGCGTGCCCGCACCCCGGGCATTAGTGAAGCCCAAGATGGGTGCGCCGTATTACCGTGCCACCACACCCGCCACCGCAGGAGCAGCGCCACGCAAGCTATCAGGCGAACTGCGTCGGTCGATTACGTGGGAGATGAGGAATAACAACACGGTGGGCCGCGTGGGAACGAACAAAGTGTACGGCAAAGCGTTAGAGACATGGATGGGACATTCTTACCTGGTGGTAGCTGTTCAGCAGTACCAGGGCGAAATCAAGACAATCATGGGGCGGGCGTTTCAACGCGGGGGAAATATCTAACCAATGGCAACTACAGCCCTCGCAGCAATCAAAGAGGTGCACGAAACCAATGCGGTTGTTAACCAATACATCTCGCAAGGTGTTTGGTATTCTGTCGCCCCTGAGAATCTGGACATTTCCGCAGGCGGCGTGATGGTAATCCAACTCAAGGGTTACACCCGAGACAAGACCACGGAATCAGTGCAGGAAACGACCCGTGTTGACCTGATGTTCTTCCACAATGACTTCGCCACTTTGGACCAGTTGATAACTCCGTGGGTCTTGGCGGCGTTTGATGACCAGGAGGAAGGCACGTCGGTATTATCTATTGACGGGGCTACCACCATCAGCACGGATGTAGCTGAGGATGAGCCCATTACAGGCGGCGTAGAAGCAGCCAAGGACAAACTGGGCAACAATGTTTTCAGCATGACTTTTCCGCTGAAAATATGGGTCGAAAGGCCAAGGCAATCAGTTTATGCCAACAGTTAACAGTATCGTGAGCACGTTCAGGACGGCGGTTAACTACTCGCAGTCCAACACCATAGGGCAAGACCCTAAGTGGGCTCCTACGCTTGCCAACACTATCAAAGTAACCAACGGAACTGGGCTGAACCAAGCCAATCGTGCCTACTCCATAGAGGGTACGCTGGCAGCTAGCGCAACAGTGACGTTCAACGTATCCACTGGGTTGACCGATGTTTTCGGCAACGCCATCGCGCTCACTAGGGTGTGTGAGATTATCGTTGAGCACTTAAACGAATCTGCCAGCACTAGCACTATCACGGTGGGCGGCGGGAGCAACCCCATTCTGGCCACCATGGCTGTCCCAATAAGAAAGAACGGCGATGTTCACGTACGTGATTATTCCGCAACTGGGATTGCTATTTCTACCAACGTCAACCTCAAACTAACCAACGACAGTGGCGCATTGATAGCAACCTATCGAGTGACCATTATCGGCAGTCAGTAAGAACAACCGAGCCAGCGGGCAGATGCAGGCACTGTCATCAGCAGTTGCAGCCATCACCTCATGCAGACAACATGGGAGTGAAGGCACATGTCTACATCTGTCGCAGGAAAGAATGCCCGTATCGCTATTGGCGCATCGCCCACGTACCTGAGCAATGTCTCGTGGGAAATCACCGACAGTGGTGATGTGATCGATGACACTGGAACCGAAGACGGTGGGTGGCAACATGCTATCACTGGCACCAGGGTAGCCACGTGGCGCGTTGATGCGTTTTGGGACTCGGCAGCTAACCAGCACGCCAGCCCCTTGTCCATCAGCTTTGGCGCAACCATGCAGACTTGCAAGCAATATGTGAATGCAGCGCCATCCACTGGGGCTATCACCACGGGCAAATACTGGGACCTCGGCACGGTGCTGATTACTGAGGTTCGAGAGAATTCGGAAGTGAAGGGCGGAGTGAAGCTGACATTTACTGCCCGAACTCAGGGTAGTTACGCACCACCTGCTTAATGAGTCAGACCGGAAACTTTCTGTGGTAGTTAGGGCTTGCCCTTGTAACGCAACTTCGCTTGCACTACCTCCGGTCTTTTACACAGGGGAATCGTTGTGACTGTTGACATGAACACCATTCTTGGCCTGGGTCAGGATGTGGTTTACAAAGGCAAGACGTATCGCATTGCCGACGACTTGGATTTCTGCGTAGAAGCCGACTTTACCCGATGGCTCAAGTCGCAGGCCATGCAATCGGCCATTGAGGTATCAGGTGGCGACCAAGACGAAGCAGACCGCTACCGCCGCATTTTCTTTGAAGAGAGTTTAGCCGGGGCTTATCGCCTGGGTGGTGTACGAGCACGCCAGGCACTACTAGGTAACCCCGAAGCATCGGTAAAGCTCCTGCATCTGTTGCTCGAGGACGGGCGACGAAAGGCACCCGGGAAGAAGACCCCTGATGTTTCTGAGGCTCTTGCCCGCGAGATGCTGCGTGATGAGAAGGTGGGACCGTGGGTTCAGGCGATGTGCTTGGTGGCACTAGGCTTGGACCCTACGAACGCTCTGGTGATGGGGATGGGGCTGGTGATGACCAGGGCGGAGCAAAATGCAAACCAGTACAAGACAGCCACGACAGTGGAGATGATGGCAGAGCTAAACTCCAGGCCATCCGAGAGCTCATCCGAAACCATCCTTCCCTTTATCAGCAACTACCTCGACTCTCTTGGCGGAAACTACTCATCTTCTACGGCAACAGCGAAGACGGGTTAAACCGCAATGGTGGTGGTACGCAGGCAGTGACCAGTTATGAAACGCTGTTCCGTGGCGTGTGGAGTAAGCGGGGGTATTCGGTGGCTTGTGTCAACCGCATGTGGGAGTTGAATCAGGAAGGGGTAAGTGATCCTGATATGTTGGAGACTGTTAAACGGGAAGGATTGGTGGGGTGATGGCTGCGAGCGGTGCGACATTGTACACGGCGTGGATTGACATCGGGTTGAAAGGCCTCGATAAGGTCCAGTCGTACATGCAATCTGCTGTTAATGTTGTTCAAGTCAGCACTACCCAAATTAGTAGTATGTTTGTCAAGTCAGAATCTGCTATTCATAACTTTGTGGGTGCAGCCAACCCGCTGGCCATGAATACGTTTGGCGCGTCTGTCGAAATACTGAAAGCACGCATCGGGCAGAGCTTTACACCTTACGTGTTGCAGGCTGCGAAGGCTGTTCAGGATTTGTCTAAATGGATCAAAGACATGGATCCCGAGACAAAGAAAGCTATTGCCAACTGGGTGATGTATGGCGTTGCTGCTGCAGGGGCATTCTATGCTTTGAATCAGATCCTTGCTGTTT